AAGGCGGCGCGCTCCAACGCCATGAGGCGCTCGCGCGTCACGTCGGTCAGGTCGCTCGTCAGCAGTTCGATCAGCTCGGCGCTCATGCGTCCATCCTGAAAACGTGGAACGGCTCGCGGAAGGGGCCGTGCGGCTCGGGCGGCTCCAGATGGAAGCCCACACGCCGCAGCCAGTTCACCGCGACCGTGTTGCGCGCGTGGACCGCGTTGATCAAGTGCGGGTAGGTCTGCAGCATCCGCGCAATGTAGCCGGGCGCGACCCGGGTAAGCGCCCGCCGATGACGCGGCACGAGGTCGGTGCCCAGCATCCACGGCACGCCGGTGTCGGTGAGCAGCGACCCGCGCAGCGGCGCGACGCCGATGATGGCCGCCACCTCGCCGTCGATCAGCGCGGTCAGCGCCCACGCGCTCGAGCGCACGCCGCGCGCCACGACCATGTGCAGGTTCGGCTGGCCGGCGGCGATGCACTCGGCGCGGTCAGCCTCGCGCATGTTGCGCACCAGCGCGTCGACGTGCTCGGGCGTCGGGGTGACGAACTGCAGGTCAGCCACCGTGCGCGGTGTCGAGCGCCATCGACACGATCGTCAGCGGCAGGGGCAGGTCTTGCCGCACGCACACCGAGCCGTCGACGCTCCACGACGGGTCGATGGCGATGTCCAGCTCGGCCGAGCGCAGCGCCGGTGCCGAGTCCCACGGGTCGCTGACCTGCCGCGCCGGGTACTCGCGCAGCTCGGAGAAGTTCGGCCCGGCCTTGGCCGCGCTCGACTGCGCCACGCGCAGGAACACCGTGTTCACGTTCTTGCGCATGGCCTGCCCGGCGGCCGGCGCCCCCTCGTAGGCCAGCGGCAGGGTCGTGAGGTCCGACACGTAGCCGAGGCCGATCGTCACCTTGTTGGCAGGCGTGTCCAGCGTGATCGCGCCGCCGGTGACGGTCTTGCTCGGGCACACCGCGCCGTCTGCGAAAACCTGCACGGTCTGGTTCTCGAGGTGCGACAGCCCCGATATCGTCGTCACCGCTGCGCCGCTGTACTGACTGCCCGCGTCGACGAACCACGCGTCGGTCTGCGCACTGAACACGCGCTGCGTGAGGCGCTCGACGTAGCTGCGCGTTGTGGTCGACCCGTCCGCCTGCGGCAGCGTGCGCGACACGACCACGTAGAGCGCATCCGCGCCGGACTCGGGCACCACCGCGATCGACTGCACGAGGCCGTTGGTCGTGTGCTGGTGCCAGCCGTACACCTGCTGGTCGGGCACGTAGGTCATCGCCAGCAGCACGCCGTCGTCGCGCAACGCCCACAGGATCGACTCGGGCGAGCGCGTATAGGCCAGCTGCTTGATCGTGCGCCCGTTGACCAGATGCGGCGCCAGCAGCGTCACATCGGTGGACCGGAACACCCCGGTGCCGCTCGGGTCATAGCCCAGCTCGCGCACGCGCGAGCCCCGGGCCTGCACGTAGAGCGCCGTGCGCTCGGTCAGCGCCGGCTGCACCGCGCTCGCGCCGCTGAAGCCCTGCGCCTTGACGCTCAGGGTCGAGGGCGACAGCGCTGGTCCGCCGTCGGCGAAGATGCGGTACTCGCCCGAGGTGGTCAGCGCCACGATGTCGGTCAGCGGCACGAGGTGCTGGATCTGGCTGCGCTGCTGCGCGGCGATCGTGAACTGCATCGCGTCGTCGTCGCGGCTCGGCACGCTGGTCGTGAGGTTCGACTCGGCGGCGTTGCGCGTGGCCCATACGGTCTGCGGGTTGTTGTCGGTGCCGGCGAACACGCGGCGGCGCTCGTAGTACGTCACGGCCCGGGGGTAGTTCCCGGTCGTGTCGTTGAGCGTGAGCGTGTTCTCGGGCGGCGTGACCGTGGTGTCGGGCAGGATGTTGTCGTCGACGATGCTCGTGGTCGTCGTCTGCCCGATGTAGCCGAAGACGCCGCCGCGCCGCTTGTACACGTAGTACCGCGTCGCGCCGGCAGCGGCCGACCACGAGATCGTGTTGAAGTTGCCGGCGAGGGTCAGGTTGTTGGACCCGCTCGCCGACCCGCTGGCCAGCGACTCGGTGACGCCATCGGTGGCCAGCGCGGTGACGACGTAGGTGGTCGACGTCAGGTTGGTCGCCACGGCGACGGTCGGCGTGATCGTCAGGCCCAGCGGCGCCGGCTGCGTGGTCGTGAACGCGCACGGCACCACGGACCAGTTCACTTGCGTGGCGATGAGGACGATGCTGATCTGCACGGCCTGGTTGGTGCCCGTGGTCAGCGTGAGCAGGTTGCCGTTCTGCGCGTAGCGCACCGCCGACCAGTCCACGCCCGACAGGTACGCCGTGCCGGCCGTGACCTTGTTGGCCGCTTGGATCTGCCCCGTGCCGGCGCCGGCCGGCAGCACGACCGGGGCGTTGGTGATCGGGTGGCGCAGCTTGAGCGTGAACGTGCCCAGCACGAGCGCCTGGTAGGGCTGCGACGAGCCGGTGATGTACACCGCATCGCCCGTGCTGATGCCCGGCACGCCGAGGCTCGTGGCCACGGTGATCGTCTGGTCGGTCACGCCGCTCAGGCCGGTGACGTTGATGGGTGTGGTCAGCGACGGGCCGCCGTTCGAGTAGGCGATGAACGACCCGTCGGTCTGGAAGCACAGCACGAAGCTCAGGCTGTCCGAGTAGATGAACGGCACCAGCCAGCCCGCCGACGTCGCCACCGCCCGGCCGGCGTTGCCGCAGAACTGCGTGCCCGGCCGGCGTGCGGCGGGGCCGTGCGGCAGCGTGATGAAGTTGAGGCACTTCTGCAGGCCGGTCTGGAACTTGGCCAGGTCGATGCGCCCGAACATCTCGGGCGTGATCTCGCCCCCGGCGAAGCTGCGGTAGAGGCTCTTGGTCATGCGCGGCGCAGGATGGACTCGGGGATGTACTCGGCGGCCTCGACGCTGTTGCTCGCGTCGTTGCTCGCGGCGCTCTCCTTCATGCGCGTGGCGATCTGGCGCATGTTGCCGGCGAGCTGCGCGCCGTCCATGCCCTTCAGGATCGGGCCGGCGAGGTAGCTGGCCAGCAGGTAGCTCAGCGCCACGACGAAGGCCGGCGAGAACTTGGCCGTGTCGATGATGTCGCGCCCGTAGATCAGCACCGCCTCGGGCTCGTGCGTGAACAGGATGCCGCTCTCGATGATGAACTCGCTGCTGCCCCGCTCGCTGTAGAGGTGCATCGAGTCGGCCGTTAGCGGCGTGTCCCACGGGCGCTGATAGATGCGCAGCGCGTCGGACTTCTGCAGCACGCGCGTGGCGTTGAAGCAGTCCGACGGCACGGCGTAGGCGTAGCTCCACGTCGTGCTCGGGTTGTCCACCTCGGCCAGCAGCGCCCGGACCTTGTTGAAGGACCACATGTGGGAGGCCAGCAGCTCGGCCCGCGCGATCGGGTAGAACCGCGCGCAGTAGCCCGCCTCGGCCGTGCCGTCCGGCGGGTCGATGCTGGAGATCTGCGCCCGCGCACCGATGTGCGCCAGCGCTGCATTGCATATATCAGCCACAGATGCCAAGGGGGCCTCCAACTTCTAGGTAGTTCGCCGCTCGACGCAGCAGATCCGGCCGGTCGCGAAACTGCCCCATGCCGGTATTGCACCGGGTGCAGAGGAGGCCCCGAACCGCGCCAGTCGTGTGGCAGTGGTCAACGTGGAACCGCCCGGTGCCGCCTGGCTCCTTCGACCCGCAGATCGCGCAGCCGCCGCCCTGCGAGCGCAGCAGAGCATCGAACTGCTCTAGGGTCATACCCCAGTTCTGCTTCAGCTTGGACTTGCGCTGGATGGCGCACGTCTTGTCGCGGTTCGATTTCGTGTACTCGGTCGCTGCGTGGTTGGTGCAGAGTTTGCACCACGCGTGCACCCCGTTCCGCGCTTGGCTGTGCGGATAGAACTCCAAGCGCGGCTTGTGCTCGCCGCACCGCGTGCAACGCTTGGGGTCTTTCGGGGTGGGCGCCATGCTCAGCTCCCGTAGAGGCGCGATGCCATGTCGGCGGCCTGCGCCGTCAGGCTCATGTCGGTGATGCACAACGTCAGGTAGACGTCAGGCGCGTTGCCCTCGGTCGCCACCTCGTCGGCTTCCTCGGCCTCAGCGGTCACGCGCGTGGCGACGGCCTTGGCCTGGATCATGAACACCTGCCCCGGCTGCGGCGGCGTGGTGATGCCCAGCGCTTCGCACTGGTCGTCGTTCAGGTAGAGGCACGGCCGGCTGTCGCCAGCGTCGTCTGCCTCGGGCTTGATGTCCATGCTGACCACGGCGGTCCCCTATGAAAAAGGGCCGAGACTGTGCTCGGCCCTTCGGTCGGTCTGCCCGGCGCGTCAGGCCACGTCGGACTCGGCGGGCGGCGCGTCAGGCGCCGCCTTGGCCTTCTTCGGCTTGACGGGCTCGGCGGGCACCGGCTCGAACCACGAGCCCTTGCTGCCGTCCGGCATGTCGAACTCCTCGCCGGGGCGGCGCATGACCGCCCCGTCGAAGCCTTCCTTGGTAGCGGTCACGCGCATCAGGTCACTCCTCAGACGTCAACCGTGAAGGAGCCCGGGTAGGCGATGTTGCGGTTCAGGTCCATCGTCAGGAACGCGTAGACCGTGCCCGTGGTCGGCGCGGTGCCGGTGACGGTGTACCGCACGCCGAGGTAGCGCAGGTAGTCGTCGGGCGGCAGCGGCACACGCACGACGGTCGCGCCGGCGGTCAGGCCAGCCAGCAGGATCGTCTTGCTGTAGTGCACGGTCGCGCTGGTCAGGCCAGCGGCGGCCGACGACTCCAGCGAGATCGCCAGCGAGGTCAGGTTGTTGAACGCCTGGTTGACGGTGACAACCAGATACGGGCCGGAGACCGCATTCAGGCCGTCGTCCACCACGGCCGGCGTGCCGTTCGGGGCGCGCAGGTCGATGACGTTGGTCGAAATGGCCGTGGCGGTGATCGCCTGACCGGAGCGGGTGCCGTCCGCGGCGATGGTGCCGCTGAACAGCGATTGGGTGTCGATGAGCATGTTCGTGGCTCCTTCGGGGTCAGACGACGCGGGCTTCGGTGGTGATCAGGCGATCGACGGTACGGATCGGGTAGCCCAGGAACTTCAGTTCCTGGATGGCGACCTGCATGCCGCCGAACTGACGCAGGGCTTCTTGCACGCCGAGCGCGTTCACCGACTTGTTCAGCGCCTGGATGCTCAGCATCTCCTTGACCGTGCGGTTGGCGTAGAACACGGGGGTGCCGATGCCCGGGAACGGGATGCGGGCCATCGCGCGGGTCATCAGCTTGATCAGGTCGGCCGCGCCGGATTCGGTCACGAGGTTGCTGACGTCGATGTTGGCGATGCGCACGACATAGCGCCAGTCCTTGACGTGCAGGCCGCACTTCCACTGCCACCAGTCGGCGTAAGCGCGGAAGCGGTTCTGGTTCGAGTCGAACGCGTCGATGACGCCCAGATCTTCGTGCTGCAGGCCGGCGACCGAGCCCTTCGGGTAGATGCCGGTGACGGTCTGCGGGCCCCAGCACACCAGCCAGATCGAGGTGTTGTCGGAGCCGGTGCCGCCCGCGTCGATCACGTTGTACGCGGTCTGGGCGGTCGAGGTGTTGACCGTCGAGTAGCGCGGCGCCAAGCCGTTGAACTGCTCGGGGTTGGTGCTGGCGTTGCCGTAGAAGATGGTCTGCGCCATCGTCTGGTTCATCGACTCGACGAAGGCGCGAGCCTCGGTCAGGCGGAACTCGGCGCTGTTGCCGTTCAGCTTGGCGATGTCGATGTCGACCTCGGAACGGGTCTCCAGCACGCCGCAGGCGTCTTCCACGTTCGCACGGGTCGACTTGCTGGGCGGAACGCCTTGGTAGAACGAGCGCCACACGGCGGTCGGCAGACCGGTGCGGATGGTGCCCTTGTGGCCGGTGGGCAGGTTGCCCTCCATCCACGGCATGTCATAGAGGACTTCGTTGGTCTGCGTGAGCAGTTCAGCGACGTCGGCAACCCGACCCGAGGGGTCGAGCGACTTGGCGATGTCGACAAGAGTGACCTTGCCGTTGAGACCGAGGGTGGCCATGTTTCAGTTCCTTCAGGTTGCAGAGTACAGGCGCGAGGCCATGCTTCCGGACGCCTCAACCGGCTTGCCGGCCGGCACGAAGTTGTCCTCGCTCAGTGCTTTGCCAACGGCAAACGCCCACTTCACGATCGCGGGATGGTTGCCCAGTCCGCTCGCGTTCAGCAGATCCTTCATCTCCGGCGGCGCGAGTTCGAGAGCCTTGCGCGCGACGGCCAGGTTCGCGGCGAGCTTGTCGCCCCCGATCTCCTTGTCGGCCTTCACGCTTTCTGCCCAGTCGGCGACCGTCTTGGCGTGCGCGTCGATGCGGGCCTGCTCGCGCTTCGCGGCGAGGTCCACCATCTTCTGCGCCGCGTCCTTCGGCAGCTTGAGTTCCTTGGCCATCGCCTTGAACTCGTCCATCGACTCGGCATCCAGCTCCACGCCCTCGGGCAGCTCGAACGTGTAGTCAACCTCGTCCGCAGGCTTCTCGGCCGGCGCGTCGGTCTTCTGCGCGTCCTTCGCTTCGGTCGGCGCCGGCTCGGTCTGAGTCAGCAGCGACGTCGCCTCGGTTGCGGTCTGTCCGTCAGCACTTCCCTGTTCCCCGGCGGCAGTGGTCTCTTGGCCGGTCGCAGCGTCAGTCATTCTTCGATTCCTTCAGCATCAGCACGTAGGCATCAAGGGAGTGCTCGTTGACTTCCGCCAGAAGCTGCAGCCCGATGTCCCGCCGGCCCTCGTTGAAGAACGTGTTGCTGTTCCCGGTCATCGAGGTGCGGAACACCCCGGACATCGACAGCAGACGCCACAAGATTCGGCGGCCCTGTTTGTGCGCCACCAGCCA